GATATAAAAACTTTGAATCGAGTATTAGAACTCACTCTTAAAAATGCGTCGCTAACTATTGCGGGTGTGTATACTGCGGTGGATACGGGTGTTATCAATCCGAACTCAATCAATCTTGTTCCTGGTGCGATCATTCCTGTTAACTCCAACGGAGGACCAAGGGGAGCTGACTTACAACCTTTACCTAGATCAGGAGATCCACAGCTAAGTCAGATTATTACAAACGATCTTCGTATGAACATTAAGAAAATTTTACTCGATGAATCCTTACCGCCAGATAATATGTCGGCTCGAACTGCGTTAGAAGTAGCAGAGCGAATGAAACAACTATCACAGAACTTAGGTTCGGCATACGGAAGATTAATTAATGAAACCATGTATCCTGTGGTTAAGAGAACCTTAGAGGTTATGGATGCACTTGGTATTATCCAACTTCCCCTCAAGGTCAATGGATTGCAAGTGAAGATTCAACCCATAGGTGAAATTGCTATGGCAAGTAACATGACAAAAGTCAATCAGATTATGCAGTATATTCAGATTGCATCCAGTCTAGGTCCTACAGGACAGATGACATTTAAGATTGAAGAGGTTGCTGACTTTATTGCAGATGCAATGGCAGTTCCAGCAGTTATAAGAACAACATACGAAGAACGCCAACAGATGCAAGAAGCACAACAACAAATTGCAGAACAAGCTCAAGCTATGATGTCACAACAACAAATGCAACAAACACCAGAACCAAATGTAGCAGAGGGGTAATTATGCAAGTACAAATGACTAAAAAAGAATTTGATAGACTTCCAAGAATACAACAACAAGCAATTTTAATGATGTATCCAATGTTAAGAAAAAAGTTTAAACTCAAAAATGAAAACCAACAAAAGACAGCAACAAACAATTAATAGTCCTGGTTGGGAAGGATTGGATGCTATGCCTGATCCTAATGCAAGGATAGAACCAACAGAACTTGATAAATTATATCAACAAGTATTCTCAACAGAACAAGGACAAAAGTTACTTGTTCATTTAAAAAAAACCTATCTTGATGTTCCAGCATGGACACCAGGATATGATCACTCATTTGGCTATTTTAGAGATGGTCAAAATTCTATAATCAGAGAAATAATTTTAAAACTAAGGAGAGCAAGAAATGGATGAAACACAAAACCAAGAAGAAGTAAAAACGGAAGAAACAACAGAGCAACCAGAACAGGGGTTGATGTCTAAAGCTACACTTGAGCAAGAACAAACAACTCAAGATGAAGGTATGGCAACTAAACCTGGAGATCAAGTGGTTGAAGGTGAGGACTTAGATAATGTGCAATTTGAAAAACCCGAACATTGGCAAGATAAATTTTGGGATGATAAGGAAGGACCAGACCCAGACAAGTTGATGAAAAGCTATAATGAATTAGAAAAAGCATATCACAAAAAAAATAGCAAAGCACCTGAGTCTTACGATTTAAAAACTCTAGAAGAAAAAGGTATTGATAACAACGATCCAGAAGTTGAATTTGCATCAAGCTGGGCAAAAGCAAACAACATCTCGCAAGAATCGTTTGATGAATTAGTCAGTAAGATTGCAGAGATTAGAGGTGAGAATGTTCAACAAGCAGAAATTAATGAAAAAGAAGAACTCGCCAAGCTTGGTGAAAATGCAAATGAAAAAATTCAAAGCATGGTGAATTGGGGTAGAAAGCTAGTCAGTCAAGGTATTCTAAACAAAGATGATTTTGAAGAATTTAAAATCATGGGAGGTACTGCTCAAGGTATAAGAATCTTAAACATCTTCAGAGGTATGACAGGCGAAAAAGAAATACCAACTATGAATATGCAAGTTGATGGTTTGAATAAAGATGAAGTGCTATCCAGAGTCGCAGATCCTAAATATGCAACGGATGAAGCATTTAGAAAGCAAGTTGAAAAAGATATGATTGAGTTAGAAAGGTCTGGAAAACTATCCTAAACACAATCAAACAAAAATTTAAAGACGCTGATAATATTATTGACTTTAGTGTTGATATCTTTTTGTTGATCTTTGATATTTTAACTACGCCCCTACTCATTCCTATTCGAATAGCAAAGTTCTATTTAAAATCTTGGATCAAGGCATTTATTAAAAAGTTTCTAAAAAAAACATATCACCGCATTTACGATAAACGCTAGATGTTACTTTTTTTCTTGTAATGCTTGTCAAGATATGATTTAAATAAAATAACCAATAACCTTTTTTGGCTGGTTTGGCTTCTCAGAAATGAGATTGTGTAGGGCAATACCTTATATGTTTGGCTGGATCTTTTTCCAATAACCGAAGCGATTAATAAAAATTTTAATTATTTAACAGGAGTACAATTATGAGTACAGGATTATCAACAGCTTTTATTACCCTGTTTGAAGCGGAGGTAAAACAAGCATATCAAGGCGAATCTGTATTGAATAATAGTGTTAGAATGAGAACAAATGTTCAAGGTTCTACTGTCAAGTTCCCTAAAATTGGAAAAGGTGTATCACAGATTAGAACTCCACAAACAGATGTTGTGCCATTGAACACAGATTTCAGCACAGTAACAGCCACAATGAGCGACTTTATTGCTGCGGAATACAGCGATATTTTCGATCAAAGTAAAGTGAACTTCGATGAAAGACAAGAACTTGCTCAAGTAGTGGGTAAAGCGATTGCTAGAAGAGAAGATCAAATTATCATCGATGTGATGGAAGCAGCTTCACCAGGAGCAACTATTGCGAACACAGTAGTAACTTCGGGATCAGCAACAGCTTCAGACCTTAATATTGGAAAAATTATTGCAGCTAAAAAAGCTATGGACGCTGCTAATGTTCCACCAACAGATCGTCATGCGGTTGTTCATGCGAACAGCATTGCTGGATTATTAGGAGATGAAAGAGCAATCTCTGGTGATTTCCAAAACATCCGTGCATTAGTACAAGGTGAGATTGATACCATGATGGGATTTCAGTTTCATGTTGTAGGTGATCGTTCAGAAGGCGGACTTGCCATTGATGGAAGTTCAGATAGAAACACCTTCTTTTATCACAGATCAGCGATTGGATGTGGCGTAAGTGTCGCACCAAAAGTGGAGGTCAATTATGTTCCTGAGAAAACTTCGTTCTTGGTAAGTGCGATGTATTCTGCAGGTGCAGTTGTGATCGATACTGAAGGTCTAATTAAAGTAACTTGTAGAGAATCATAGGAGGTAAATTATGGCATTTGCAAGAGCAGGTTGGAATCCTATTGGTGGCATGAGCAAACGTGGCTCTGCACCCCAAATGTGGTCTTATACCACTACGGATAGTCTAGCCACAATGAATACTGAGGGATACTTTAATTCGGTATCTGATGAAGTAAAAGTCGGTGATCTAATTTATGCTCATGATTCAAACACACCTACTGCTTCTCTAGTCGTTGTATTAAGTGTAACGGCTGCTGGGGTGGTTGATGTGAGTGATGGAACAGCACTTAGTGTAGCTGACTCAGACTAATAGACTAAACTGTGGGGAGCTTCGGCTCTCCACTTTTAATTAAGGAATTATTATGGCAACGGGAGATAATCAGGTAAGTATAGCAAATCAAGCACTTCTTCTTCTCGGTGCTGATACAATAGCAAGTTTCTCAAATGGAACTGCGGTTGGTAATGCTTTAGATATTATTTATCCAAAAGTAAAAACAACAACGCTTGGAATGTATCCTTGGACATTCACTCTTAAAAAAGCAGAGTTATCAAGATTATCTACTGCTCCTACTGCACATTTTTTATATCAGTACAAACTTCCTTCTGACATGATTAATAGTGTACCTAGATCTGTTTATAATTCTAGTGATCGAGGAGCTGCAACAATTAGAGATTGGCAGATACAAGGAGAAACATTATTAACGGATAACACACAAATTTTTGTAGATTACCAACAAGATATAGTAGAAGGTAAACTTCCTGTATATTTTACTCAATTACTGGTTTACATGTTGGCTTGGAATCTAGCAGAAACAATTACGGATCAAACGGAAAAAGGAGCATACTATAAAAACATTGCACTCGGTGGAGCAGCAGATAATAATAGAGGAGGATATTTTAGAACCGCCATTAATCTAGATGGTGCGGGAGAAACTCCTCCAGTTATTGCTCAGTATCTCTTAACTGAAGTGAGAGGAGCATGAGCCGAATTGTACAGTATCAATCATCATTTACTATGGGAGAATTTGATCCACTTGTAAAAGGTCGAGTGGATATTACTCAATATCAGGCGGGTCTTGAAAAAGCGACCAATGTTTTGTGTATTCCTCAAGGTGCATTAGAAAGAAGACCAGGACAACAATTTTTGCTTGATGTTACTTCAGATTTAGGATCATCTTTTACTGCTCAACAAGGACTTCGTTTGATTCCTTTTGAGTTTTCAAGTGTAGATTCATTTATGTTAGTCTTTGTAAAATTATCAACTAGTTCGTCAAACAATGCAAAGATGTTTGTGTTTAGACAAGGTGTATTGCAAACCAATATAAACTCAAGTGGTAATAACTATTTAACTGTATCATTAGGAGATATATCGTTTGATGCAATAACCTTTACACAATCTGCGGATACTTTGATTTTAATGCATGAAGATCTTGCTCCGTTATCGATTGTAAGGGGTGCTAATAATACAACATGGACAGCAAGTACAATCAGTTTAACTTCGCCAAAGTTTGCTTTTACAAAATCTGTATCTGAACCTTCAGGAGATATTACGCCCTCTTCTATTGATGGTACTGCAACCATATCAGCATCGGCTAGTATATTTTCTAGTGGTAATGTCAATCAATATATTAATGTCAAAAATGGCTTTGGTAGAGCTAGGATTGTTGAGTTTGTTTCCGCCACCTCTATAAAAGTAAATGTAGAGATTCCATTCTTTAATACTTCTGCAATATCGGCTGGAAGTTGGGAGCTAGAAGCTGGATATGAAGATGTCTTTTCTGCATCTAAAGGGTTTCCAAAAACAGGGGTATTTCATGAAGGGAGATTATATTTTGGCGGATCAAAAAGTTTACCCTCGGCTTTGTTTGGATCTAAGGTATCTGACTTTTTTAATTTTCTTGAAGCAGAAGGTTTAGATGATGACGCTATCTTTGCGTTACTATCTTCTGATTCTGTCAATGCCATTACAGGGATTCGTTCAGGAAGAGATTTGCAGATCTTCACTACGGGATCAGAGTTTTTTGTACAACAAGCAGAAGGTCAACCGATAACCCCTGGCAACCTTACTATCAAAGCTGCAACTTCATCTGGATCTAAACCTAATATTATGCCTGTATCCGTTGAAGGGGGTACAATCTTTTTGCAAAGATCAGGAAAAGCGTTGCGAGAGTTTTTATTTAGCGATGCAGAATTATCGTATCAATCAAACAATATATCATTGTTATCAAGTCATTTGCTAAAAAGTCCTGTCAAGATTGCATTTAGAAGAGCAACCTCTACGGATGACGGAGATTTGTTAATGATCGTCAATGGTACTGATGGAACGATGGCAGCGTATTCAATACACCGATCACAAAAGGTAGTAGCTCCAAGTGAATTTATTACTGATGGTACATACGAGGATTGTGCGGTTGATATTGATGATATTTATGTGATTGTCAAAAGAACGATTGCAACGGGTGTAAGTGCAACAATCACAGTTACAGATTATGCTAACATTGCGGTTGGAACTAAACTTACATTTACAAAGAATGATGGAACAGTAATTACTTTGCAATCAGAAGCAGCGGGTTCAAGTAGTCCAAGTAGTGCGAGTGGCAACACTCATTTTTTTAGACCCAATACAAATAACGATACAACTGCCGATAATATTGCAACAGCACTCAATGCTGTGTCTGGCTTTACCGCTGCGAATCCGTCTGCAAATGTTGTTACTGTTGTACGAGATGTATCTGGATCAAGTAATTTAAGTGTAACAACAGAAGATTCTACTAGACTTGCCATAACAAACTTTGTGGAAAGTACAAAATTTTATATAGAAAGGTTAGACGATGATAGAACTACTGATGCTTCTTTTCAGCTTTTTGATGGGAGTTCTGATGGGAGCAAACCTACCTCAACAACAGTTACAGGTCTTAGTCATTTGGAAGGAGAAACTGTTGAATGTGTTCGGGATGATATATTCTTGGGTGAAAAAACTGTTTCGTCAGGACAAATAACAATCGATCAAGTTCCAACAAGTTATGTAGAGATTGGATTACATCATGACGTATTAGCGAAAACACTTCCCGCAGAACCTAGACTTGCTTCGGGTACAATGGTTGGAAGAAAAAAAAGAATAGTGGCGGTATCACCTGTTCTTAATCAAACACAAAATATTGCAATCAATGGTAATGAAGTGAGTTTAAAACAGTTTCCCTATACTCTTGATTCTTCTGAAACATTATTCACAGGGCGTAAGCGTGTCACACCTTTATTGGGATATAGCGAAGAAGCTCAAATATCAATCACTCAAACGAAACCCTTGTTTTTTACATTGTTGAGTTTAGAGTATAGCGTTAGTGGGAGTCAGTAATGACAGGCAGTACAGTATTAAATGTTTTAACAGCGGGAACAGTATTTGGATCTGTTTTACAGTACAGACAAACAGTTGCTCAAGGAAAAGTTCAACAAAGAATTGCTGAAGCAGAAGCTCGTAACAGAAGATTAGAAGGAAGAGTAGAAGCGGTCAAAGCAAAAGAATCAGCAAATGAAATATTAAGAAGAACAAAAAAAGCGTTAGCGAGTAATATTGCGAGAGGATATTCAAGTGGCGTTATACCAGAAATAGGATCTTCTGCGGTATTTAGTGAGCAACAAGTCTTACGACCCGCTGCATTAGATGTTGGTATATTAGAACAAGATGCTTTCCTTGCTATTGAGCAATCACAAAGACAAGCAAGGAATATAGAGTATCAAGGACAAATGGCAGCAAGACAAGCAAAAACCGAAGCTCTATTTAAATTAGGCACAGATCTTGCTCAAGTCGCCATGACAGGAGTGGGATCAGGAACTGATAAATCTATTGCACCAAAAATAGAACCTGCAAAAAATGTGAGATTTGGATAATGGCTGAAAGAAAACGACTAGAAAGATCTATACTAAGTACAAGTTACAGACCAAGTGCTGCAACCGAGGTAGGTATTTTAGAACAACAGGCAGTAGGTCAATCACGTATGGGCAAACTGTTAGATAACATGAGTAGTTTTTTCTTTGACCAAATGCAAGAAAAGGTTGTAGAAGAAGCTGAACAGTATGGAGCTGCTAATCCAATAACTTTAGAACAATTATCTAACGCTCAACAATCTGGTGAGGATGTTTTAAAAAAATATGGATATGGAACAAGAGGTAAAGTAGCCCGTAGTAAGGCATTAGAAGGATTAATATTAGACGTAGAATCTGAAGCTGCAAGAACATTTACTGCTTTAGAAATAAATGCAAAATCAACTAAGATTGATCCAGGTGAATATGCTGAACAATTAGATGCAACTATTTTAGGTTTTACAAATGTAACTAAAGATTTTCCAGAAATATCTAACAAAATAAAATCAACGCTTTCTGTGTCAGCTAGTGGATATTTAAAAGAGTATTATAAAGATATAGCAAAACTAGAAGTAGAAAATAAAAAAAGAAAATATACAGCCGCTTTCACAACTTCTCTAGAAAGTTTGCCACAGGAAATTGATAGCTACATTGATAATGGTGGAACGATACAAGATTTATTCATAAAAAAAAAAAAAACATTAAGTGATGCAGCGTTTGTTAGTGATATTAGTAGTCCTGTTTTTAAAAAAGATCTTGAAGTTTATAGAAAAGACTTTGTTAAAACTTTATTTAGAGCGGGTGGAGAAGAAGCATTAAGAGATGAAAAAGCAAGTAATGACGCAATAGAACTGTTAAGTAGACAAAAAACAAATAATAATAAAATAAACAATATCTACAATTTTTTAAAACCAGATGAACAACAAGATTTTATTAAATACTTGATAAAGCAAGATGAACTTCAAAATAAAGCTGTTAAAGATATGGCTGACCAAAAAGAAAATGAAAACAAACTTAATGAAGATATATTTACACAAGCAATTGCAAATGAAGAGTATTCAAAGGCAGAAGAAGCGTTATCAAAATTACCTTTAACAAAACAAAATCAATTAAAAAGTGTATTACAAAAAATAGGTCCAGAACCTCATCCATCATTTCTAACTATGGAACAAAGAGAGATACAAAGTAATTTAATAACTAAGGGCGAAAATGGATCTTTGACTATGGAGGAACTTGTCAACAATAGAGAAAACATTTTGTATGAAACTTTTCAAAGTTTAGTCAAACAAGTCAACGCAAACATAGATACTGAATTTACAAAAAGATCGCAATTATTTGTAGGTAAATATAAATTAGATGCAGATTTAAGAGATTTATCTGATCAAGAAAGAAAAGATAGACAAATAGCATTAGAGATAAAAGCAGATGTTTTTGAAAAGTATATTGAAGCGAAAGCTAAAAACAAAACTTTTGATATTAAGGCAGAGTTTGAAACACAAGAGCAAAATTTAATTGTTAAAATAAATAAAGAAGTCGATAATAAATTGTTAAAAAACAAGGATAAAAAAATAAATGATGCTTCTTATATGAGATTTGGTGGTGAAGATCTTCAAGCAAAGCAATTACTTACCCTTGAACAAGCAATCCAATTTTTAACATATCTTAGTGAAAATCGAGAAGAAGCTGGAAAAAAATACAAGAAGGTTTTCTTTCAACCTCCCGCAACTGTTCAGACTTTATTAGAAGAATTAAAAAGAATTAAGGAATTAGAAAGTCAATAATCATGGATGTGTTTGAAGAAATATACAAAAAAAAAGAATTTGACGATCAAGGGATTGACTATGAGTTTGACATTACAGACGGAGTTATGAAAGTAATGGTTAAAGATCCTGAACCTACATTATTAGAAAATATCGGAGAGGGTCTAGAACGAGTAGCGGGAACAACTGCAAGTATTGGTGCTGGAGCATTTGGAGCAACATTAGGGTTTCCTACTGATCTTGCAAGTTTGTTTATTAGTATTGGTAAATCTGTCGGTGCAGAAGATGGTAAGAAATTAGAAACATTTGCAAATACTTTTGAAACATTGTCAAAAGAAAATTATGGATCACAGTTTTATAAAGGTCTATTTGATAACTTTGTTGATGATTTAAAAATATCAGATCAAAAAAAAGAAGATTTTAAAGCTGGGTTTGTTGGCGGAGAGTTTTTAGGTGTTGGTAATATAGGAGGACAAGCAGCCAAGAAAGCTCCCGCAGTTGCCAAGAGTATAAGAGAAACATCAGAAGAAGTCGGAGAAGCTGCACAAAAAAGAGTAGATGAGAATCAAGGTTCAATGACTATGTCGAGTATGGGTGTGGGTGAAATGGGTAACATGGTTAATAAAGGATTATCTAAACTAGCTCCAAAACTTTCTGTTAAAGATTCTGTCGTAAATTATGTGCAATCACCATCTTTAATGTCAAGAGATGAATTAGTTAAGTCACTAGATAGTGACCCCACAGTAGTTAAAAAATCAGTTGCGGCATTAAGAAATTTAGGTAAAGTGAATGACGATGGCACAGTAACCATATACAGACGAATTCCATTAAGAAAAGGTGAAGAGTTAAAAGATGAAGCGGTAATTTCAGGTTCACATGATGTTAGAGCCGTAAGAGATGCTCATGAAGGATTAGAGGGAATAACAACTTTTGATATATTTGGTCAACCAAAAGCAAGAGGAGAGGAAGCATTTGTTAAATATAAAGTTCCTATTGATAGAATTAAAGGCTATCTTCCTGAAGTAGGAGAGTATACTAGAGGTACACAAGCAAGAATACAAAGAGCTATGCAAGGTAGAATAGATGAAAAACGGAAACAAGGTTTAGGTCAATTTACTAAACTGAAAGAAACAAAAAAGATATTTGAAAGACTTGTTAATAAAGAAAAAGAAATAATAGCTGATGTATCAGGTATCAAACCTGAAAAACTGGATAGAGCCATTCTTTATGATCCAAGTTTTGACGATATTATTGAAGGTAAGGTTAAAACAGGAGATGAATATAAAAAAGCAAATCCTGGAATTACTTTTGATGAAACTGCAAAAATAAGACAGGCCTTAGCAGGAGGTAATACTGTAAGAGCAGGTACAAATGAGCCAATCGAAATAGACCAAAGTTTAGCAATCAATCCAAAAACAGGGAAAAGATTTACTTATGATGAGTTTATAGATTATGACAAACAAAAAGCTCAAGAATATGTAGATAAAATTAGAGATGATTTTGGGTTGCCTAAACTAGCTCCTAACAAAGGTGAGGTTATAGATCTTAAACCAAAAGTAGATCGTCTAAACTTTTACTCCAAAGCAGAAGAAGTAACCAATCAATTAAAACAAAACAAAGGCACAGGACAGCAGTATCGCCAACAATTACTTAAAGCGGGAGTAAAACCTGATGAGATAGAATGGCTAGGACTTGATGATGTTCTCAAGAAAGGTAAAATTACTAAACAAGAACTACAGGATCAAATCAATGCAAACAGAATAGAGTTAGATGAGGTAGAGTTGTCTGGTGGTGGCGATAATGTAGCAGACGGATTAGCATCAAGATTTAACGAAAACGAAACAGTAATTTCCGCAGAAGATGCTTTTGGACCAAAGTATTTAAATGAACGAGCAGATAAGATTTTTGAAGAAGGTCCTTTAGATAAATCAAGAACAGACTTTACTAGAGACAAAGCAATGCAGTTGGCAAAGGCAGAATATGACGATAATCCTGTCATGAAATATGTTGACCCAAAAACAGGATATACAATTACAGGAAATGATGATTTAGGGTATTCTATATTTAGGTCAGAAGCAGATAGCAGTAATTTCCGTAATGCTATTGATTATAATGAAAGTAACCCAAGTCAATCAAGAGATGTTCCATATTCACTTAATGAAGCGGTAATAAGAGCAAGAGAAGATATGACGGATACAGGACTTGAATTTCAGATGAGTAGAGAATTGCAATCAATGGGTCGTACAAGGTTTGGAGAATTCACAGAACCAGGCGGAGATAATTACCGAGAGTTTTTAATTAAGTATAATGACCCTAAAGTGAAATTTGACGAAAGTCATTTTGATGAAGAGAATGTCATTGCTCATTTTAGAACAAAAGATAGAACAACAAGCGATGGTAAGAAAGTATTTTATATAGAGGAGATTCAATCGGATTGGGGTCAAAAAGGTAGACAAAGTGGTTTTAAAAAATCAGAAGAAGAAATGGTAGAAATATCAAATAAAAGAAAACAAGCACAAACAAAATTAGATAAATATATAAAACAAGTTCAAGATTCTGGTGAAGATTTAGCAGGTAAAGATTTAGATGAAGCAACTTCATTAAGAACTTATTTGCAACAAACTTCAACTTTTGTAGGTGACAATGACCGAAAATATTTTAAAGCACCATTCATAACAGATACCGATAAATGGACACAGCTTACTCTAAAAAGAATATTATCTAAAGCAGTAGATGAAGGATATGATTTTGTATCTATAACTCCTGGCAAAGCACAAATGGATCGATGGAGAAATGAAGGTGTGGCTAAATTCTATGATGAGATTGTTCCAAAAAATGCAGAGAAGATTGTTAAGAAGTTAGATAAAAATGCTATACAGAAAGACAAAGCAATAAGATTTCAAAAAACTTTTGAATCATCTCCTCCTTTAGATCAAAACGCAACAAGATTTAGCATAGAACTAACACCACAGCTAAAAGAAAAAGTAAAAAAAGGAATGGCGATGTTTAGTGCAACACCACTTGTTGTTGGTCAGGAGAACGAGTAATGGTTAAAATAATTAAACGATTAATTGAGCTTGGGGAAGAATCTGAAAAAAGAGTTTATGGTAAAGATATTCCAGACGATAGAGATATTGTTCAACAAGATGGTAAAGTAATTATACAAAAAACAAGTCGAGCAGAAGCTCAAGAAATGTCAGATGCTTTTAACAAAGTGTTTGCTGATGCCACAACTATTGATGGAAGAGAGGTGTTAGAATCTTTAGATAATATGGAGATACCCACTACTTACACTAAGGAATATTTGAATACAATCAAGGATGCAAATAAAAAATTATTTAATCATTTAAAACGAGGTAAGGTATCAACAGCCGATATGATTGCCTATGCAGAACAACTTGGTGAAAGAAATATTATAAAAAAATTAGTTATGATGAAACCAGGAGAAGTTACGAAAGCAGAAGATTTGTTTGCTGGTATGCTAGTAGTACACAAAAATTTAAGACGAATAGAAAAAAATTATAAAAAAATACGAGATGAAAATTTATCCGATGCAGAAATAAATAAATTAAATGATGAGATTGGGTTTCGCTCTTCCATAAATAAAAATATAGGATTACAAATTAAAGCTCAAAAATCAGAAGCTGGTCGTATTCTGAGAGATCCATTAGGAGGTAACACAGTAGAAAGCATTATATTTACTGAAACACCCTCTGCGGGAGCATCTATTCCTGTAATTAAAAGAGCTGCTAAGTCATATCTTGCTTTGCCTATAAATGATCGTAGTCAGTTTCTTGTTAAAGGCGGACCTTTCGCAAAAACAAACCAAGTGATTCAAGAAATATATATTAATGCTTTGCTATCCTCTCCTGTAACACAAATGGTTAATACTGCTGCTAACACCGCATTTCAATTTAAAACATTATTTGATACAGGCGTGGCGGGTACTGTAGGAACGATCAGAACAACAGCAAAAAAATTACTTGGTAATGATCCAGAGTTTGATGAGTATGATCGAGTGTTTGTAGGAGAAGCAGCAGCAGAATTTTTTGGTAGTATTATGGCTCAAAAAGATGCTCTGACCTTAATGAGCAAAACTTTTATAAAAGGTGAAGCTCCAGATCTTTTAACTAAAACAGAACTAGAAGAATTAAGAGCTATAGGAAAAGAGCGAAATCCTTTAGCTATTGCAAAACAAATGAGAGAAGATCCTGGGGGGGCTTTTCTAAGTACAATCGGTGCGATCAACGGAATACCAGGCAGATTATTAGCAACAGGAGATGAATATTTTAAAGTAGTTTCAAGACAAAGATTTATTTATAAAGAAGCATACAAAGAAGCCATGGAAAGTTATCAGGTTACAAGAAAGGCTGAAAATGGAACAAGTGAAGAAGCGATAAGATCTTTTATAGATACATTTACAGATAGAATGGACAATCCAACAGAAGCAACTATTGAAGGTGCAAAACAATCGGCAAAAAGAATGACGTTCCAACAAGAATTAGGAAACAGTATACCAGAAAGGGGTGTGAGAAAATTAATGGAAATTAGTCCATTGATGCGATACATAATCCCTTTTGTAAGAACGCCAACCAATGTTGTGAAAGAAGCTCTAGGTTCTACTATAATTGCTGCTGCTCATCCAAAATTTTATTCAAAATTAAAAAATGCAAGTGGTCGAGAATTTGATCAGTTAGTTGGTAAATTAGTTGTGGGTAATGGCATAGCAGCTACATTTATGGGTTATGCTTTAGGATGGTTTGGCGATGATGTCCGTATAACGGGTGCTGGTCCTAGTGCAAGAGGAGCTAGAAAATATTGGCAAGGTGCTGGAATACCGCAATACAGTATAGGTGTTCGTCAAGAAGATGGCAGTTATCAATGGACAAGTTACTCAAGGTTTGATCCAATATCAGGAATATTAGCGATGTCTGCTGATGCAGCTTATTACGTTCAAAATGAAAAAGACCCAAATTTAATTCAAGGTGTATTTAACGCTTTAACTGTAAGTATTTTTGATTATGCTGGACAATTACCTTTTTTACAAGGGGTGTCTGATCTTACTAAAGCATTTGGAGATATAAAAAGCGATCCGTTAAGAAGTTTAGAAACCATATCAAAGTTTGTAGGTCAAAAGGTTGGAAATGTTGCAACCACAGTTGGACGAACTGTCGGTCCTATAACAGGACCAATGCAAGATTATCTAGCTAAATATACAGAGGATGCTTATTTTCCTATACCCCCAAGTAGTTCATCTTTTACCGCAACGCTTGAAAGAGTACAAGATCCTCGTAAGAGTCAAGTATATCGTTTAGAAGATCTTGAAGAAATAAGACAATTACCATCTTATATGCGAGGATTCTATACTGCTTTACAACAAGCAAAATCCCGTAACCCTAGATTTAGTGATGATCTATTACCAGAGTTAAATTTTTGGGGAGAAGAATTGACACAAACTGAAGGTCGTTTTGATGAATACTTTAATCCTTTTAGAAGAACTACAAGCAGAGAAGAAACACAACTTGAAAAAGAATTAATAGATATTGCCAATACATCAGGTAGAGTTTTTTCAAATCATCCATTTATTTTTATGGCGGGTAAAGAACGAGTTGAACTGTCCGCTCCGTTATATAATACTTATATTAAGAATGTTAATTCTATTGATAACAGAGGTAGAGTATTTGGAGATGATGGATATAACTATAATCAATCATTAATTCCAACATTAGAAAATATTATAAACGGAGAAGGTTCGATTGGTCGTTCCTATGTAGAACTTAAAGACCCAAGCCAAAAGTTTGACATACTCAATGCAGTTTTATCAACTAAAAGAAAACAAGCAAGAGATAAATTATATGAAGGCACAGACATAGAAACACAAAAACTTAATTTCTTTTTAGGCAATGAATAATGTTTGAAATTAATCGATATATATTGTATAAAAGGTAGAGGTAAGGTTTATGGCTACATTTGATATTAACGATACTAATAGGCGGATTCAATATACGACTAACGGATCGCAAACATCTTTTGCCTTTTCGTTTCAAATCAATGCTGATACTGAACTTAAAGTTATTCTTGGTGAAACGACTCAATCCTTATCAACTCATTATACTGTAACCATTGCAACCGATGGAACAGGCACAGTTAATTACTCCTCTGCACCCACTTCAGGACAGAAACTAACCATCCTCGCCAACAAACCTTTATCGAGAGAATCGGCATATTCGACAGGAGCATCTTTTACTGCTGCATCGTTAGAAACAGATTTTGATAATACGATCATGGTGTTACAACAGTTTGAAGAAAAAATAGATCGTACCTTACAATTACCAGAATTTGTTACAGGATCGACACCACCGAGTCTGATTGTTCCGTATAATGATACAACATCTAATAATGCAAATAAAGTAATTGGCTATGATACTGATGGTACTGCGTTAACTCTTTTGAAAAGAGGTATTGATACTGTTACAGTAAACACATCAACTGTTTCAGCGGGTGGTTCTGCAACGGGATCTGCTACATTATCTGGAGATGATTTAACATTTGCACTTGGCATACCTACTGGAGCTACGGGTGCAACAGGTGCTTTAGGTGCTAATTCTCAGTTGTCGATGACATTTAATAATTCAACGACTGACGCTGATCCAGGAGCGGGTAAGATTGCATTTAATAATGGAACGCTTTCAAGTGTATCAGTTTTATTTATAGATGATGCAGATGATGCAGGTGCAGATATTTCAACTTTTGTGCAATCATTTGATGATGTAAGTAATGCAGTAGCTAGAGGTATTATTACTATAACTAAAGAATCAACACCATCAACGTATGCTACATACAAAGTAACTGGAGCTATAACCGATGCCTCGGGATATACTAAAGTCGCAGTAACGCATCTTACAAGTTCTGGGTCATTTTCTAATTCAGATGGAGTGAGTGTACATTTTTCCTATTCAGGTGCGGATGGTTCTGGAAGTATGAATAGTTTTACTCTTGCGGGAAGCTCTGGATCAAATCAAACGATATCGGATGGTAACACACTTACAATAGCTGCTGGTGAAGGAATAACAACCACGGGTGGAGCAACCGATACTGTTACCATAGCTGGAGAAGATGCTACCTCTAGTAATAAAGGTATTGCAAGTTTTAACTCTAGTCATTTTGATGTCAGTAGTGGTGCTGTAACTATTAAAGATAATGCAATTACTTTAGCAAAAATGGCTTCTGGAACAGATGGTAATATTATTTCATTTGATACCTCTGGAAACCCTGTTGCAGTTGCTACAGGCAGTTCTGGTCAAGTATTAACAAGTGCAGGCGCAGGTGCAGTACCTAGTTTTCAAACTCCTGCTGGTGGTGGAAAAATATTACAAGTCGTTACTGGTTTTAGTTCAGCGAAGCAGACAACTACTTCAAGTACAGATGTTGCTATAAGTGGATTGTCGGCATCATTAACACCAGCATCAACAAGCAGTAAAATTCTTATTATGGCTGATATTGGGTCTGCATCAACAAGTTTAGAAAATCGTCAACAATTCTTTTCGTTTTATAGAGATATTGGTGGTGGTGGATATAGTGCTATTGGGATAGGTACAGATAGTGGAGACAGCAACAATCAACAGTTTGGCTTTGGATTTAGTTTTGGAACTATTACAAGTCCACAAGATAATTATCACCCAGTATCTGGGCATTTTTTAGACTCTCCAAATACAACATCTGCTGTAACATATAAAGTATATCATAGAGTATATCAACATCCAGATTTATCGGGTTCGCCAGTAGGGTCAGTTAATGGCAGAGCATCAAGTTCTGGATTTAGTGCTTCTTCTAGTATTACAATAATGGAGATAGGAGCATGAGACACGAAGCAATTAGAGCGTTATACGATACTGTTGTTACTATTATTGGTGAAGATGCATTAGATAAAGATGGAAATAAAGTTACTTTAGACGAGTCAGCAATTACTGCAAAGATTGCAGAATTACAAACTGCTTATAACAACTTAGAATATCAAAGAAAAAGAGCATTTGAATACCCATCTATCGTAGACCAACTAGATGACATTTATCACAACGGAATAGATGGTTGGAAAGCTACTATAAAAACAGTTAAAGATAAATATCCTAAGAGTTAAAGGAAAGGAGGAGCTATGCCAGGACATTATGGAAAAAAAAAGAAAATGATGGATAAGAAAAAGAAAAAAAAATAATGCGACACAAAAGAACATTGATGCGAAAGTTTGATCCTGTGCCTAAAACTAAGGGCGGTGTACCAAAGAAGTATGTATCGGGAGCTAAGAACCCAAAGGCAAGGGAAGCAGAAATAAAAAGAACTGCCAAACTTTATAGGCAAGGTAAACTGACACCAGCAATGATGGATAAAATATCGAAACAAAGGAGTAAAGGATAATGCCATTTAGTAAATACAGTCCAAAACAAAAGAAGTTAGCGAGGGTTGCAAAACCTAGAAACAAAATAACGGGAGCAGATTTTAGAAAGCTACAAAAGAAAAATAAATGAGTAAATATTCTAGCATACCAGGAGCTTCAAGGTTTGGTAAATCAACACTTGACAAGGTATATAGACGCGGACTTGGAGCTTATTATAGTAGCGGGAGCAGACCAAAAACTTCAGCTCATGCCTGGGCAATGGGGCGGGTAAAATCTTTTGTATCTGGCAAAGGTGGAGCTAGAAAAGCGGACAAAGATTTGTTAAGAAAAAAATAGTATAAACGATAGAAGATAGGATTATGGTAACTAAAGCAGATAAGAATGAAATGAGAATATCTAAGCATGAAGAGGTATGTTTGGAACGCTACAATAATATTCATGAAAATATTTCAGATCTTAAATCTAGAATCAAAAGATTAGAAACAGTTATCATGGGTAACACCATTGCAGTTATTGTTGCTTTAATATCTATCTTTATAAAGGGATGAAATGCTTGATCCGTTCACAGCATTTGCAGCAGTTAAGAGTGGTATTAATTTAATTGAACAAGGAATAAAATCTGGAAAACAACTTCATGATATGGCAAGTGCAGTAAGTAAATGGGCAAACGCTGAATCATCATTAGATATTCATGCAAGTAATAGAGGTAAGGGAGGAATGTTATCAAAGCTCGGTTTGTCCTCCATCGAAGAGGATGCTCTTGCTGCTCATTTAAGAAAAAGAGAACTAAATCAAAAAAGAAAAGAACTTAGAGAATTGTTTTTATTGTATTGCGACAATGGTTTGGCGGAATGGGAAGCTCTTCAAGCTGAGATAGCAAGGTTGCGGGCGAAAAAAAAAGAACAGTTGCGAATACAAATAAAAGAAAAAAAACAGATACGACAAGCTATTGCAATAGGTGTTCTTGTAATAATGATTGTAGTTTTAGGATTAATGTATGGTAGATTGTTTAAATGGTTTTAACTAAGGAGGTAAAATGTTACAAGCACTTATAGGTCCTGTTGCTGGATTGCTAGATAAATTCATCGAGGACAAAGATCAAAAGAATAAGTTGGCTCATGAAATTGCAACGATGGCTGACAAACATTCACATGAACTTGCTAAAGCTCAAATTGAAGTTAATAAAACAGAAGCTCAATCTCGAAGCTGGTGGATTGCTGGATGGCGACCCGCTACTGGCTGGATCTGTGCCTTGGCAATGGGATATCATTTTATTATCCAACCTTTTTTAATATTTTTTTTGGCATTGTTTGGTATGAAAATGGATCTACCAAGTTTTGATATGGATACTTTAATGACAGTCTTGTTAGGGATGCTTGGATTAGGAACGCTCAGGACTGTGGAAAAATCAAAAAAACTCACTAAATAGGAGGACGTATGTTTAGTTTTTTAAAAAGACTTTTTGTCAAACCCAAACCAGAAATAAAGATAACTCATTTACAAACTATGACTAAATCAGAACTTGAGCATTTTGGAAGAAAGCATGGTATAGAGCTGGATAGAAGATTTGCAAAAAGAGATTTAGTACATACTTTATATAATCATTTAAGGAAAAAATAATGTACGATATTTTAAAAGAAAGAATTAAAACCCATGAAGGGTTTAGGGATTTTTGTTATTTAGATTCGTTAGGAAAAAAAACAGTAGGCTGGGGACACTTATGTAGAGATGATGAAGAATGGGATATAAAAAAAACATACGAGATAGATTTTCTTGAAGAGGTTTTTGAGAAGGATTTTAAAAATGCTCTTGGTGGTGCAGAGAGTTTGATTGGTAATGTTAAGATACACCCTCAAGCAAAAGAGATCATTATTGAGATGGTGTTTCAACTAGGCAAAACAGGCGTGAGTAAATTTAAAAAAATGTTAAAAGCTCTCAAGAAAAAAGATTACAAAGAAGCTGCTAACCAAATGCTTGATTCTAAATGGCATACACAAACCCCTGAAAGAGCTAGAGCATTAGCATCGTTAATGAGAACTTTGCATGGTTAGTCCAACAGTCTAATAGATCTTCCCTTTCCTTTTACTCGTTCAATTTTTTTTAGTTGCTCTAATCTTTTCAAAGAATCCTGTACTGCTGATAAAGTTTTGTGATTCAGATATTCTTTGATCTCAACTTGCGAGGGTGCGAATCTCTCCCTGTCAATATAGTCTTTAATGAAGAGAAAAACTTTTTGGCTTAGTGGTGTTAGCTTAGTCATGTTCAAACCTGTCTACTTTCTTTTGTATATCTTGATAGATCTCAGGTTCAGCTTTAGACAATTCATCTAAAACTTTTTTATTGACAGTATATGCCTTTTTAATTTTTTTAAGTTTATCTATTTTAGTTGTATCAGGATCAGTCATAATCTGTAATATAAGATAATTAAAAGTTTCACCTAATGATTCTAAGGTATTATGTGCCTTTTCTTGATTACCAGGAAGCATTAGCTTGTAGGTGGCTTTATTAGACTCGTCTATTCGTTTTAATACATCTTGAGTAGTAGGAGTCATCTTGCCTTGCTTATGCTTACTAACAGCTCTCTGTGGGAGATCTTCTACCTCGGTTTCATCTAAAAATCCACCGAGTCCACAAATTGACAGAGTTACTCTTCTTTTTGCTTTCGTGACTGCTTTGAGCATGGCATTACCCAGAGGATCTCCTCGAAGTCCTTGCACATTTGCAAATCCCATGTCAGAATCTTTTCTTCCTTTTGCATCTTCTGCTTCAACAACAATAGTTAATAAACCATTATCTATTTTTCTGTCTTTAACTGCGATACTTATTTTATGAAGTGATCGTAATTGATCCGTACAATTTTTAGTTGCATATAAAGTTTGTTTATTATTAAGAACAATGTAATCAAAAGGTTTAGTTAAGGGATTGATACCTATACTTTCACACACTTTTTTATAATAGATTAATTTATCTTGATCCGACAAGGTTCTAAGATCTTGTTTTAATATTACTTGTTGTAATTGATTTGCTAACTCATTCATTACTTATCTCCTTTACTGTTAGTTTTTCATATTTACTTTCTGGTTTTGCTGGTACAATTTTTTCAACTGTTGCTTTGCGAGTAATAGTTTCAAATGCTATTTGTTTATTTCTAATTTTTACATGACTCGCATTTTCCTGTTGCAAAATAGATTTAATATTATTTGCTAGTTGATCTTTTGTTGTGGTCCATGCTTGTATTTCTTTTTTTGCAAGATCATAATCATCGCATAACTGAGTTAATCCCTTATCATTATTTGACCAATCAGAAAACACTTTCTCTGTTGATTCCTCTGATAGTGGGTAAGGTTTATCTTTGATAACCCGTTGCCAAAACTCTTGAACATGTTGAATTATTTTTTTCTGTATATCCTTGTTAGATTCAAAGACAAACATTTGCATTTTTAATCGAGGACCAAGGTGTCCAATTACACCCCATTTAAATCCTGATACTTGCATCTGTGCTTGGAGTTGGAGGATATGTTCATAATCAATACCATCATTATATCCTTGAGTTTTAATTTCACATACACCCTTGCCAGACAAAATCAAAGTCTTTCCTGTTTGTGGGTCATCATAATGTATTGATCCGCCATGCACTTCTAATATACCATCAAGAGATGCTGCCATTTTATGTTTGTCTAAACGAAATGCATCTTGGGGTTTAGTGAATGAAATACTTATCTTATCTAAACACAAAGAATCTAAAGTATCGGATACCCAATGGGCAATACCATCTTCTAAATAGTTTCCTCGATCTTTGGCGTTTTGGTTTTGCCGACTTTCAAGTTGAACAACGTCAGGGTTTTGTCTTATCTCAACAAATGTTTTTCTAAGATCTTCACGGGTCAAACCAAAATCGTTCTGACCTAGAACAATCGTAGGAATCTTCGATGCACCGACTTCAAATCCGTCTTTGCTAAATTTATTTTTTGGTACTGACATCATGCACCTCCCATGTAAAAAGATGCACATTGATCATCAATCGCACATAGAAAAATAGACAAGAAATAAAAAAAAACAAACATCAAAATGAGTGAAACAGTTGTTCCAAACAATTCTTTCATGCCTGTGCTTGTAATAAAATCAAAAAAGTTTTTCATATATACCCCTAATTTAAAGTTGATATTCTATCTAATGCTCTCTTGACTGTGGATGCACTCCAACAACACCCTTTAGCCGTTTTTATGTTACGAACATTTAGATAATTAGCCATGCCAAGTAAGGACTTGGAATGATTCTTTGCATCGTCAAGATGAATCCGAACCTTGGATAAATTGTTTATAGCTTTATGTTTCAAAGCTTCAGAAGCTTTTGCTCTTGCTTTATCCATAGAGTTATGCACACCCAGTTTCGTCATCTTACGATTTGTAGATTTAGTAATGTAATAACCTTTTTCAGCAATAGAAGTTTTCATCTCTAAACATTTTTCTTTTTGCTTGACAGATAAATCTCTTCTGTATTGGTCAGAAAACATCGCATTGACACCAAACATAATTCTATTTTTATCTTTAGTTATCTCTGGATTATTACACACCACCAAATTAAAATTTTTATTATCTCTAAACTTAATCATGTCATAGTCTAGACGACCTAACCTAGACAAGTCG